GAAGTTAAAGCCCTAATTAACGCTGAAGCTAGAAGCAAACGCTGAATCTTTTCTCGTATGATTATGTATATATTCGCTGTTTTCACGACTAGTTGGTATAGACATCAATGTATAGCATGGACAAGTGTAATCAAATTCATTCCCAAACAACAAACTCAAATGGTAAAATGCAAATCGTCAAAACACAGTGGTATTCGGTCTTGATTAGAAAGAAAGGTTTATCTATTATTGAAATACCTTCTACTGATTATAAGAAGATCGAAAACTACCGTTCATATGGATTTAAGGTTGCTTCGAGTATATCGGAGCAAAATGTTATGTATCTCTTTCCCCCACATTTAACGCGCTTAAAAGTCTTAGAATTGATTCGTCAAATCGAAGGACTGGAGAGAACCAAGAATTGTAAACAAAAATTTGAATCTCAAGGGCTATTTTCTTACATTACCAGTTTATTTGGAAGTGTGAGGAGATTACCTGAAACTGTAAATAAAATTGAAGAAACTGTAAATATTGCCCATGGAATCGCTAAACCCTTAAATGAAAATATCGTTAAACCTCTTTTTTCAGCATCGGACTTATTTTCACAAGTATTTAATAAAATTATAGAATTATGTAAATGGTTTATATATGATGTAGTTTTAGGTGATGGTTTAACAGCTATCGCTTATCGTATGTTTATATTTAAATTTATTCCATATTTGTATCGTTTTCTTAAAGAATCAATCTCAACGAAACCCATTATCGAAGCTCAATCCCTTGATACTTTGATAATGGCTTCACTTTTTTCTGGTGTTGTTGGATCTCGTTTAATGCACATTTTTAAAAATATAACTCTTTTTACACGTCTTAAAATTTTAGATGATTTAAGCTTTGTTCAAGACTGTATGGCATATATATTAGAAATTCCGTTTTTAATTGCTATATGGCTTAAACACAAAAGCTCAGAAGATTCTAAACTGTCTAAGAATTGTCAATGGTTTTCTGAAGTATACTCTCAGTATATTTTGGAGAAAATCCCTTTTACTCGAATGAATAGGCTAGTGCGTAGATTTGAATCTCTTTTTTCTAAGTACAACCTCAATAACTCGATTTTGTCAGATACAGATTTTCAGGAAGAATATGAATCCTTTATGGATGATTATAAGACCTGGAAAGATGTTTATCTGACAATGTCAAAAACCTTGCCCGTTAAAATATTGCACTCTGATAAGAAGATTAATGATTTTTATATTCGTTATTTGACTTACAAGAATGCAACTCGAACTGAACCTCTATGCTTTCTATTTTATGGACCCCCCGGTTGCGGAAAATCAACGTTGTTGTCAAGATTAGTTAAGGAAATCGGCCTATATCGAAGTGTGTACACACATGCTTCAATAAAGGATCGAGATTTTTACGATCATTATAACAACGAAGATGTTTTTGTAATGGATGACATTGGTCAGAAAGGAGTTTACCAGTGGTCTGACATCATAAACATGGTGTCTACTATTCGGTATCCTCTAAATTGCGCTGAAGCTCCGAAGAAAGGTACAAAACACTTTTCTTCTTCTTTCTTACTCTTTACTTCTAATATCAATCCTGCTAACATAACGTTAACGGCTGATTGCGGAATTACTGATAAGGAAGCGTTGTGTAGGCGCATAAAACTGATTGATTTCACTCACGTGGAGTTCGTAAATGGAATTTGGACTGGAAATTGGACTCTCAAGTTGAGAGACACCAAAGCAAAGACTTGGACTGTGCATTCTGATAATGAAATAAAATCGAATGAACAGTTCCTGGATTCGCTTATGGCGACTTTTAACCATTTTTCTGTGAAACAAGATGTAACAAACTCATATACACCGAAAGGTAAAGTAGGTAGATTATATATCCCTAACAGACAAAATGACCCCTTCTCTTTAGATAGAAGAGGTGATATTGTCTGGGAGGGTAATATGATGCCTACTTTACGTGTTGAGGGAGTTCCCGAGCAAGTTTTCTTGCAAGGGGGCGATGAACTTAACATAGGTGTCCAGGCGGTAATACAAGACGAAATTCAAGATGCTTCAAAAGATATTTTAACTTTTGAACTCTTGGACAAGTTTTGTATGGAACCTGTTGCCGAGGCAACTTGGCAAAGTGAGTTTGTTAGACTTTTGTCTAACATTGCTGAATTTGTAAATAAATGCTTTTCTTTTAATTTTTCAAGTTTTTCTAATTTTATGGCTCATCTTAAAGATCTCATTTGTAGACCTATATCTGCATGTATATCATCATTTTTAATTTTTTCTAGCTCTTTTATATTTTTGTGTTATTTTGTAATTTCTAAATATTTTTGTAAAGGTAAACAATTTGTTAATGACGTTATTTATGTGAATAAACCTGTTAAGAAAATCTCGCGAACAGACTGGATCCCAGATGCTTTTTCATCTGTGGAGGAAGTTGTTTATGATAAGGTTTCCACCTTGGAGAGGGTTGGGGACTGCAAAGGAGTTTACTTCTTTGAACTCACTGGTGTGCACAGTGAAGACGGCACCACTAGATCAGTTACAGGTATTGCTATTTGTACTGCTAAGGTGGCTGTCGTACCACATCATTATATCTCCCAATTTGATCTATCGAGGAAAGTTTTTATAACTGTAAAGACTGGAGATGGATCTGTGTTAGTAGATAATGCCAGAGTTAACCAAGTTTTCTCTGATCTACTAAATGATGTGGTGGTTTTGAACTTACAGATAAGCTACCAGTTTCCGAGACTTCGTTTTGGAAATTTGGATGGTGTAATGCAATTGGATAATGTATTCATTGGAACGCCTTATGGCATTTCTAAAACTGGTGGATCTTTCACTAATTTAGGATACAAATCTAATTATTACGTTCAAAACCTTAAATACCCTTTGTTTGCCGATGACATTGTCTCAGATATGTCAATTAAGGGTCTATGTGGTTCCATCTACTATTGTATGATAGAAGGTGGATATATACCCATAGGAATGCACGTAGCCGGTAGCACAGACGGCAAGATGGGAATTTGTAAAAAGTTCTCTAAGAGTCTTTTAAGATTTTTGATTGAAAGACCAAATAATGCTACCGCAATCGTCGGAGGGGTACCTGGCATGTCTCTTGCCAAAACCGACGTTGATTTATATCAAAACATACCTGATAGAACTACTTATGTAGAATCTGCCATATCAGGTATATACCCCAAAGAGCGTGTACCAGCCAATTTAAAAGTTTCAGTGAAGGAAATTTCAAAGAAATCTCTTACGATTACTAAGAAAGTGGACATTGAAGCCTTAGATTATGCTGAGTCATTTATTAATGTGTTAATACCGGAATTTACTAAGAGTTCTGAACTCGAAGTTGTGAATGGTATTAAATCTCAAGGGATTACAATTGCTAATCCTATTAATAAAGAGACCTCTTGTGGATTTGGATATGACTTGAAAAAGGATGATTATCTGGATTATGAGAGAGGGGTTTTTA